GATGCATACGTCGACAATCTAAATTCAGAAGCGCAAGCTTTATATCGCGAATTGAAAGGGGCTTGATCATGAAACAAACTATTTTCGAAATGTTATTAGGCCTTATCGCTTTTCTGTACCTATGGGCGTTTCTTTTCGTTTTGATGTCATTCTAAAAACCTGTAATAGGGGATCCGACCAATGAAAACCGTACATTTAACGCTGAAATCAGCTAACGTAAAAACCGGCCCGATACCTGTTTCGACGACGTCGGCCCTATCGTGCCCGAGCGCGTGCCCGCTCAAAAGCGGTGGCTGTTACGCCGACGGCGGTCCGCTTGCGCTGCATTGGCGCGCTGTCACGGCCGGCGAGCGCGGCCTAGATTGGCAAAGCTTCTGCGACGCAATCGCGCAATTACCGGCCGGCCAATTGTGGCGCCACAATCAAGCCGGCGATTTACCAGGCTTAGACAATTCGATTAATCCGGCCGCGCTCGATATGTTAGTGGCGGCCAATGCCGGCCGCCGTGGCTTTACTTACACTCACAAGCCGGCGACGGCCGACAATCTGGCGCAGATTAAAGCGGCCAACGCGGCCGGCTTTACTATCAACCTATCGGCCAATGATTTGACGCACGCCGACGCGCTCGCCGACACCGGCGCCGGTCCCGTCGTCACAATCCTACCGATTGACGCCGGCGCTAAAAACCGCACGCCGGCCGGCCGCCTGGTCGTCACCTGTCCCGCGCAGCTGCGCGATGATATTAGCTGCGCAGATTGCCAATTGTGCGCACGGGCCGACCGGCCGACGATCGTCGGATTCTTGGCCCACGGATCCGGCGCCAAAAAAGCGGAAAAAGTATTTTTCATGCAAAAGGCGGCCTAATATGAAAACAATTACCGCCAAATATGATGGCTTTTGCGCGGCTACCGGGGCGCGCATATTGCCAGGTGACGTTATCCAATGGCAACGCGGCCGCACGGTGCTACTGCAGCGCCGAGCGGCCCGAATCGATACCGTGACGCTGATCGGCGAGCATGGCCCGCGTGACTATTACCGCAACGCGCGCGGCCGCTGTATCGACGCGCCGTGCTGCGGTTGCTGCACAATCTAAACTTAAACGGAGGGTAAACAATGGCTTATACACTAAAGCGCTCAATCGACGGATTAACGCACGCAGATATCAAGCGAATCTATGATCAAAACCCGAATTTGACACTCAAAGAATTGTCAAATTTGACCGGTTACGCGGTCCCATTTTTGAAATTTATTTTGACCTGCACTGACGAAGAATATTGAAAGGGTTACTAAAATGCAAACTATAGTCATCGACGGAACAACCTATAAAGTGAAATTTGATCGGGATCCGATCGAGCTTGCCAAAGCGGCCCGCAAACCGTACAAGCCGGCCAAGCCGAAAAACATTCGAAAGTTTCCGCATGTCCGACATCCAGCGGGCACGCCCATGTCAACGCGCGATTATGTCCGCGAATTTGAGCGGTTGAATATGCTAATTCCCGGCGATTACGTCAACCTGAATCAATACGCCACCGCTCAATATGACCCTTCAATTCCATTATGCGAGGTATTTACCGATGAATAACAGACCCGAAGCGGTTCAGGCTTTACTCGACTATGCCGAGCATACGTTAAACCTAAGCGAATCAGATACCGCCGCCGCGTTGATTATGGCCGCCGGTGTATTGGCCAACGGTAATTCCGACAATGTTTTTACGCTGATTAAAGCGGTAATTGACACGCATCAAATCATGAAAGGGTCCGACAATGAATGAAGCGAGAAAAGACGCGGCCGCTGTCGCCGGCGCTCGGCGGCCCTATGCTCACTATTTGGAGCGCGTCGAGCAATCAATTGCTGATATCGAGTTAACGTGCTGGTATGACTTCGAGCCGGCTGATAGGTCGGTAGGTCTACCGGCTACCGCTTGGCTAATACACGCGCGGCCGGCCGGCTCACCCTGCGACATTGCGGACATTCTCGATTCGCGTGTAATCAAGCGCCTGGAGCGCGAAGCGGCCGAAGTATTAGACCAAGAAAGCGAGGATCCGCATGATTTTGATTAAACTTTTCGCCGCCGTAATGATAATTCTGCGAAGATTGTAGGCGCGTAATCTCCCCTCGGCAGCGCCATGCGGCGCCGCCTTTTGCCCTGTACCGAGTCCAAAACTCAGTACGGGGTTTTTTATTTCACCAAGCGAACGGCGGCCGGTGTCGGCGGTTGTTCGGCCAAGCGCCTGAGCTCAGTACGCGACATGTCGGCCATGTCTGGCGCGCAGAACAGCTGTTTTTTGGTGTGGAAGTCCCGCGAATGTACGCGCCCCAAGTCTACCCATCCCGCTTCGGTTAACGCGTGCAGAAGCGCAACAGGCGGTATTTTGACGCCGGCCGGCGCAGACCCTGCTAGCCGGTCACAAAGTGAGAAAAACGGGGACGCAACGACGCCGGCCGCGAATTCACCCACGCGGCCGGTAATGAGTTCAACTAGGTAAGACTCGGCCGTTGACCGGCCGTGATCAATCATAATCGCCTTGGCTTCGGTCATCGGCGGCGCTGCGCCTGGGTTAAACATTGACACGTCACGGCCGTGCAGATAAGACGCAACGGCCGCGAAACCGCCTTTGTGTTTATACCAAGTCCACAAGCGCCGCGCGTCAGCCTCTGGCAGCCGGCCGGCGTCCGACCATAGGCAAAACCACCGCCGATCGTTAGTTGGAATTGAAATCGCCGCCCGCTCGTTTGAGAATGCCACCACCAGGACGCGGTTCGGGGCCATGTAAGGGTGCAGACCCTTGCGGTTAATCTGTAAAAAGTCCGGCGGCGCTGCAATGATCGGTTTTAGACTATTCTCAAGCGCACGCCGGTCACGCGCTTCACTCTGGCGCAGCTCGGCGATTTCCATCACTTCACACTCGAGCGCATAACCCCACTGCGACGTCAGTTCTTCGTTGCGCACCAGGCTGCAGTTTTGCTTAGTGTCGCCGCCGATGGCCCAGAAAAACGGCGCCATCATCGTGTCCTTGCCGCTGCCGGGTAAACCGCCGACCAAAACCGCGTGGTTGATTTTCACGCTCGGGTTTTGAATTTTGTAGGCAAGGACGTTCAGCAAATGCTCGCGCTCGTCCGAGTTCGGGACCATGCGCTCGACATGCTCGAGCCACGGAGACGCGTCGCCGGGCACCGGTACCGGCCGCGCGTCGCGCCAGCGGTTGCCGTACTCGACGCCATCACGGCGCACCACCACGCCGTCGCCGGCCGCGTAGGTGATGCCGGTCAAGGCCATCGCGCCCTTCGCGTCTCGGTTCTCGTCGAAGCAAACGGACGCTTCAATTTTGCGGCCATTGTGAATCGACGTGCAATTGATATGCCGGTAAACCGCATTGAACGCGCTGCGCGTCTTTTCCCGTCGGTTAAGTAAGTCGAAGTACGCCTCATCCTCGATAACGTAGGCATACCGCGTATACCAGCCCTCGCGCTCGACGCGGGCCGACTGCCGGCGCTCGACGTCTTCAATCACGTCGGCCGCAACGTCCGGGAACTCGTCCGTCGGTTCGAGTTTAGCCAGCGCCATGTTCATCGTGCCGACGATCAGTTCCTCGCGCAGGCCGGGCTCGCGTTTCGGCCCACCGTTCGCCGCCACCCAGGCGAGAAAGTCAGTTGAACTTAAGTCGATGCAGTGCGAATGCAGGCAGCAGTACGCCCTCGAGGACGGGTTGTAGCGCCCTTCCGGATTGCCGTCGGTGTGCTGGTCTTTGTTCGGGCAGACGACGCCGGCCCAGCCTTCGCGGTTAGGTTTGGTCAGCACCAGACCATGCTCGCCCAGCCAGCCGAAGACGTCGTCGCCGCCATCGTCCGCCAGTTTGATCGGGTTAACGCCGATCGACTCGACCGGCACCGGCGTGACGTTCAATGCCGTGCATATTTCATCTAACGTGTATTCGCGCTCGGGGTGAAACTCGACGAGCTGCGCAACGAAGCGGTCGCGGCCGGGTTTCAGGTTAACCGAGCCCGGTAGTCGAAAGTTGCGCACCGGGTTGCAGGCGCCGGGGTCGCTGTAGCCGGCCGCTGCGATTGCTTTAATGGCCGCTGCGTAGTCGGCTTTGGTCGGCTGTTCTGAGAACGCGTAGCCCCACTGAAACGATCCCGGCGACGTCTCCATGATCCAGGTCGGCGCTAACGGCGGCGTCTCAGGCGCTTTAGCCGGGTCGCCCACGTCATCCAGCACCATCACCAAGACGTACTCGCAATTCGCGGCACTGGCGCTGGGTTTGCCGTCCGTGAACCGGTCGACGATAAACGACGCGGTGTTGCCGTACCACGCCTCGCCGTCACGGCGCCGGTGATCAGGATAGAACGCAGGCCAGACGGCTTTAACCGCCCCGTCGGCGTGCAGTTCGACCTGTCCGTCTTTGAGTTTCGGCTTTTGCCGAACGATTAATAGGGTTTCGCCTTCAGGCGCGAGTTTTGTGAGATACTCTAAGAACTCCAAGTGCTTCTCCCGTAGTAGTTAAAGCCGCCCTGCCAGGCGGCTTTTTTATTTGCCATATCGGCTCATCACTTCCACTTCCGCGTTCAGCGGTAGCCCTGCCGCCCATGCAGGCGGCGTACACATTACTTGCTTTAGGGTATTGGGTGCTTCAGGGTCTGCCGTCTCCAGAACGATCTCGTCATGCACATGCAGCACAACGTCATCTAATTGGCGTAAAGAATGCCGTAGCAAGTCGTGTGCGATTGCCTGAGTAATGTTCTCACAGGCCAACCCCTTCCACAAGCGCGCTCTCGGCCATTCTTTGGCGTCGGCCGCTGGTTTCCACGCCGCCTTGATATAAGTGATCTCGTCGCCTTCGAACTTAGCGAAGGGGTAACAGAGAATCCGACCCGAAGGCAGCGCGTACCAGAGATGCTGGCCGTCGTAGAGGTACGTCACGCGCCCGGCTGAGAACTCGCGCCCTGGGTTGCGTAGCGCACGCGTGTAGGCGTCCTCGAGCTTGGCCCAGTAACGCACCGCCCATGAGTTCGCACGGCGCCACGCGTCCACAATCCGGCGTGCGTCCGACTCAGGCATCATCACGCCATAAGCGCGGCCCATCGCAGCGAACGCGCCGATCGACCCGGCGAAACCTAACGACAGAATCGCCACCTTGCCGATCTGGCGCTGGTCCTTGTCGACCGTCTCCTCTGGTACGCGGTAAATACCGGCCGCTTCTCGCTTATAGATGTCGCGACCGTCACGGAAGACCTGCAACACCTCTTCGGCCTGCGAATCGGCGGACGCCCACGCAGTCACACGGGCCTCGACCGCCGACCAGTCGGCGACAACGAACTGTTTACCAGGCGCCGGGATTAATGCGGGCCGGAGCATTCCCTTGAGAACATCCGTAACGCGAACTCCAAATCTTGGGACGACGCTGTGGCCACGGACCATAGCGTGCCTAACGTCATCGGGCTCTGCTGCGCACTTCCGGGTGAAGTTGTGGACCTGGGCACCGTAGCTTGAAGCTCGTCCAGTAGCTGATCCGCCTGCGAAGACAAATGCACCTCGTACTCGATGATCGTCTTCGTCAGCCAGCTCGCCAAGGCGGCTGAACTTCGCAACCGACGACGCCCAGAGGTCATCCGCGCATTGAATGACGTCCGCAACATGGGCCGGAATTTCATCAGCATTCTCCTTGGCTAAGATGAGCAAGTTGGCGCGTACCGTCTTATCAATACTGTACTTCTTTTCGCCATCTTTGTAGACCTCCATCAGTTTCAGCGCCTGCTCGCCGACGCGCTCCATCACCCACGCTTTCATGCGCGGGCTGCGCACTGAAGAGATATCACCGTTGGTTATATCTTGTACTAGGTTCTCGATCTCTTCCATCTCAGTCGCGGCGTACTTAATCGCAGCCTGGGCGAGCGGTAGGTCGAGCAAGACGCCACGATCGTTAATGCGCTCGTTGACGTGGTAGTCGAGCAGCTCTTCATCGGTGAGCTGGCGCATGGCCTTGCTGATCTCGCGCATGGAGCGGACATCCTGCTCGCAGTACGCGATCATCTCGGCCATCAAAGATGGATCACTGTTGAAAGTGCCATCCGCACGTGGAATGGATAGTGCTCGGATGAGTTGACTGCCTCGGTGGTCTTTGCGCATGTTGCTGCTGATGGCGCGTCCGACATCTTCAAGGCTGCCCGGTAGGCAGTTAGCACGCGCTTGAGCAGCGGTGCAGTAGAACTGCTCGAGTTGAAAGTCACACTGTAAGACGTACCAGAAGATGAGTCGCTCGAACGCTGCGTTGTGAGCGCGTATCTGCCCGGTGTGCTGGCGTACCGCATCGGGAAACGGCATGTCGGGAGTCCAGGTAACAACGGGATCGTCATCAAACGCGTAGGACATGCATAGCACATCCGTGGTGCCGTCTTGTGCATAGTTATAGACTCCACGCGAGAACAGGTCGCACTTCGACCGTGTTTCGAAATCAACCCAAAGAATTTTCATAGTGTAGGGGTGGCTCCGGTCATTCGACTGCTATCAGGCAGATCCGACCAAGGGTACCTAACATCAAAATGACCAGAGCCATAGAAAGGGTGGGCCTACTCGCTGCGCCTGAAGCTTTCTCTGTGCCAGTGGTGCGTTCTGGCGCTCTTCAGTATCCGCTTTCGGCCCGTAAAACTTAACCGCGACGACGACGTGCTGGTGCAGCGTCAGCTTTAGGTTCTTCACCTTCGGCCTTGCCACCATCCATGCTCATCCACTCTTGCACTTCGAGCACCGGCGTATAGATTTTCCCGTAGCTCTTGTGCGTGTAGTGATCGCGCTTTAGCGTGACGACAGGTACTGGCTTGCTTTGATCGTTCTCAACTTGCTGCGCGATCGCAACGGCCAAACCTTGCACGGCACGCTTGCCGCCGACTGACGTGACACTGTAGCGCACTTCAAGACCGTTATCTGGTCCGCTGATGCACTTCAACGACATGCCGACCTGCGTCTCCCAACCACGCTTGGCGCCTGCGGGTGCAGATTCCATCTCTGGCAGCGGATGCGATACCGACACCATCTTCTCGCCCAACACTTCACCGTCGCCCCACGCGATATAGCCGTGGACGAACGAGAACGGATTGACAGCCCAGAGGGTGCCTTCGTCCACTTCGGTTTGGTCTGCGCCGAAGACCCAGTCACCGCGCTTGTCCATCTTGAGAATGACACTGCCGGCAGGGCCGACATCTTTCTCGAGCTGACGCAGAGCAACTGACAGGGAAGAAACAGGAGGGAGGTTTGCTAATTCAAAGGCCATGATAGTTTCCTTTATTGGAGTTTAGAAAGGGCCGCAGTCAACTGCTTCCCGATTTGTAACACCGCTGGCCTCGGATCAGACTCCGGTGCCAACGTACTACCTGACGATACCGTGATGACGAGATCGCTGGGTAATTCTTTGCCGTGCTTCTTCAGCACTTTTTCCATCTGCGCAGGCGACTTTAATTTCGTCTCATACGCGTCGGTGATTCCGTTCACATCCGCCCACGCTTCGACAGCGCCTTCACTTGCCCACTGCCGCGTACCGCGTTTTGGAACCAACTTGTAGCCTGGGACTTCTGCGCCTGATTCTAACACTTGAAACGCCAGCGCCCGAAGGTCTTTAATCCAATCCTCCAACACATCGGCCTTCTCGAGGTAGGCTGCGAGCTGTTCTTTATCGAGATTGACGATCTGCTGATGCACTGCGCGGTCGACTGCGCCGTTCATCTGTGGGCAGATCGGTTTCGCTGCGCACCAGCGGCAATGCTCGCCCGTCTGCATCGGCGCGCCGTCTTGCTGCGCACGCTTTACCGCTTTTGCGAGTTCTTGTTCAAAAGAAAGAATCCGTGCCTTAGTAGTAGTCCAGCGCCGGATTTCTGGTGGCTGTACGATGATGAGTTCAATCTCATCGGCGTCCTCGAAAACCCACTTCGACGCTTCGGTTCGCATGGCGGCGGCAGCGTAAAACATGAGCTGATCGTTTTCCACAGCATCCACAAGTACACCATCGCCAAATTTCCAATCAAGAACGATGGCGCGTGAGTCCTGACGCCCAAGTAAGTCAGTGCTGCCAAAGACACCAGGGAGAAAATCACCAAAGCCCACACGCGTCTCCACCATGTACTCCATTCGCTTGCCCGGATCAATGACATCGAGGGCCGCGAGAGCGGGAATAATTTTCTCATCGAGCAACTCCTGCGTGAGAACCTGATCGTTGTACTTGGCGCCCAGACACTGCGCGGGCGGCTTGTCGAACTCCAGTAATTCAGCAATCACATTGTGCAGGAGCGTACCACGGTCGGCGTGTTCAGAAGACGGACGCGGCGGCATCTGTTGCACCAGCTTCACCGACGCTGGGCAGTTGATAACGCGCTTGGCGGTGCTGCCGCCGACGATGTTGGAATGGTTCACTGTACCTCCGTTTACTGTTTGAGCCTCGACTGTACCGCCGCAAATAATCCTTGTCAAATACTTTTTTAGCCCTTATATTTCGGACATGCGCGAATCTGAAGTCGAAAATTATTTGGTGTGGACGGTGGAAACCTTGGGCGGCCGCGCATGGAAATTCAAGTCGCCCAACCAGCGCGGGGTTGCTGATCGGATCGTGTGCCTGCCGAACGGCGAGACGTGGTTCATCGAATTGAAGCGGCCCAAGGGCGGACGGTTAGCACCTTTGCAAGCATTGTTTCGCGACGAAGTAATCAAACTACAACAACGCTACGCGTTACTAATTAATAAACAGGAGATTGATGAATGGCGCCTCGCCTACCTCACCCGTTGTTCGACAGAATCATAGAGATTTACAAGTTTAAGAACGACGCAGCATTAGCGCGCGCATTGAAGATGCCGCCAGCGAATCTTAGCCGTTACCGCGCGCGTTACCGTCCAATCTGCGCGCACGTCATCCTGCGCATTCACGACGCGACAGGTTGGCCGATCAAGACAATCAAAGAGCTGTGCAAATGAAATGTCCTAATTGTAATTCTCGGTCAACGGTGATGGACACCCGACAACTTAAATCGCACGTTAGGCGGCGGCACATTTGCGATAGTTGCAACCTACGTTTTACAACGCACGAAAAAGTTGTAGATACCGGCGAAGTAGCCGCAGGCCGCCGAACGCCGGAACACATGGCGGAAATGCGAAAACAAGCTAACAGGTGGGGCAAAGATGCAACTTAGACCTTACCAGGAAGAGGCCGCCGACTTCTTGTACGAGAACGACCGCGCGTTGGTGTTGGCGCCCGTGGGCGCCGGCAAGACCGCGATCACGTTGACCGCAATGGGCGACATCATTGCAGACAAGATTGCGCACCGGTTCCTTGTCCTCGCACCCAAGCGCGTCTGCACCAGCGTCTGGCCGGTCGAGGCGCCGAAGTGGTCGACGTTAAAGCTTGGTGTGGCCATCGGCACGTCTGCCGAACGCCAGAAGATATTGTCTGACGCCAGCTATGACGTCGTCGTGATCAACTACGACAACATCCAGTGGTTGATCGGGCAAAACTTGACCGGCTTTGATGCGATCGTGTTCGACGAGCTGACCAAGCTCAAGAACCCATCAGGCAAACGCTTCAAGGCGTTGCAGCGTGTGATCGAACAATTCCCAGTGCGCTGGGGCTTGACCGGGTCGTTCACCAGTAATGGTCTGGAGGACGTCTTCGGTCAGTGCAAGATCGTCGATGAGAAGTTACTCGGCCGTGCGAAGGGCGCGTTCATGCAGCAGTACTTCGTTTGCACCAATCGCGATTTCGGCGACTGGGCGCCGCGCAAGGGCTCGCTGGAACAGGTCATGCGACGCATTAAGCCGGCGACGTTCCTACTGGAGCCGGGCGACTACAAGGACAAACTGCCGCCGTGTCATGTTGTCGAGCTGCGCTGCGATATCGACGATCGTCAGCCATATGAGACGATGAAGCGCGACTTCGTGGTGGACTTTCCTGACGCCCAGGCGGTGGCGGCTAACGCGGCCGTGGTGACTAACAAGCTCCAGCAGATGGCATCGGGTTTTGTTTACGACACGACGAAACTCGCCAGCGTCATGCCCGGCAAGTTCACCGTCACCAAGAAAGCGGTTTGGTTCAGCAGTCACAAGTTCGATTTATTGCATGACCTTTTGGAGGAAAACCAACATGCCAATACGATCCTGGTTTACCAGTTTGAAGAAGAGCTTGCAGAGATTAAAAGGCGCTATCCACAGGTTCAGACATTGGATGACGTGGACGCGGTGGAGCGTTGGAATAAGGGGTTGGTCGAGCTTATGGCCATTCACCCGAAAAGCGCGGGACACGGACTCAACCTACAGTACGGAGGAAGCTGCATTGCTTTTATATCCCTACCGTGGTCCTTGGAGCTGTACGAGCAGACCGTCGGACGTCTGCATCGTTCCGGGCAACTGCGAGAGGTATGGGTGTATATCCTTATGGCACAGAGAACGGTCGACGAGAAAATCTGGGCCGCCCTGCACGACAAACGAGCCATCTCAGACATCGCATTGGAGGCATTGAAATGAGATACCTACTTTTACTACTGCTGGCCGCGCCGGCTTTCGCTAACCCGAACAATATGACCTACACGAACGGCGTCGGCCTGCGCACCGTGCTGACCTACGAGCGCCGTGGGTCGTGCTGGGATCGGCACATGATGTTCGAGGTGGACTGGCAGCACCGGGCGACCTACGGCTGCTGGTCGGAGTCGCAGGGGCTGGTCTACATTGACATGCAAGACGGCGAGAAGCGCGTTATGCCCAAGGCGCTATTCATGCAGACGCCCGCGACAGGGGCACAACTTAAAGTGGGAGGTGATCGATGAAGCGCCTGGACTACTGGAAAGCGCAGCACAAGGCCGTGCGGGCAGAATACCGCCAGCGCACGAAAGAGTACAACCAAGCGTCTCGGGCGTTGCTCCGAACAAGTCAGAAACTAGACCGATTAGAGGCCAAAATTGCAAACGAAACATCTAAGCTGGCGCGCGCTTAACGACCGCCTGCCGTCCATGACGGAGGAAGAGGTCTTCGCGCTACTGACGCACGAATCCATACATGAGCGCCGCAGCTCCATTTTGCAGCGCCTGCACCAACGCTACTGCGCTCTGCGTGACGCACGGGAGCGGATCGAGATCATGGCCAAGGCGGTACGACCATGAAATGTATGCAGTGCGGGGAACGGACGTATGTTGTCAATGTAATCAACATGGCCGGCGGGCTGCGCCGCCAGCGCAAGTGCAAGGAATGCAAGTTTAATGCCTACACGGCCGAGGTGTGGCTGAAAGCAACGGCCAACGGCGCGGAGCCGGTTTATACTAAAGAGGAGGCGGCGTTAATAAAAAAGAAAGAGGTTGACGTTCGCCGGGCAAATGAAGATAGGAGAAAAACCGATGCTACATAAAGGAAGATTCATTCAAGACAATGTTGTGATCAAACCGGCGCCGTATGACACCGGCAAGGTACGGATCGGCGTGTTCTACGATCCACCGCTGTTTCAGCGCGCGTCGACGCCTGAAGAGCGGTTCATGCAAGACGTGGTGCTGGGGACGAAACCCTATAAAGAGTCGTCTATCACCAAGCTCTTAGGGAGACTGCTACGGATATGAAAGACCTTGTGGTGGTGTACTACGCGGCGATCGCAATCGCGACGTTCGCTTTCTTAGCTATTGGTCTTCCAGAACCGCGTGGCCCGTCGCCTGCAGAATGCACGACGAAGGACACGACGATCTGGATGACGACGCGTGACCGCGTTATTTGCCAGCAGTTGCGCCGGCGCTTAGTTTGAGCCGGACCGCTTCGTACTGGGCGTAGCACTGCTTGAGGGCGAGTCGGATTTCGTCGGCTTCTCTGGCGAGTCCGACAACCACTTCGCTATCCTCTCGGTAAAGCTCTCCTGGGGTACAACCGCCTGATCCAGCACCGGCGGCACCGGGCACGGCACCGGCTTGTACGACCGGGCGCTGGGGGCGGTTGCGCAGGCTGTTATTAAGAGCGGCATTCCTAGCAAGCAAATCACGCGTTTCACGGTCTTTCTCCTGTCTTAGTTGATCAGCGTCCGCCTGAAGCGCCTGCTGTTTCTCAATCGACTCCTGCACGGCCTTGGCGTGCGCCTCCTGCTGCTTGATGCGCTCGGCGTCCCACTCGGCCTGCACGACCATCTTGCCGTGCGACGTCCCCTTGACGTAGCCAGCGCCGCCCGCAACGACCACCGCGATAACGGCGCCAGCAAGAAAATAGGGGTTCATTTCGGCGGTACCTTAGTGCCTTCGAGCTTCTTATGGACCTTGATCGTCTTGCAGACCTCCGTATCCTTACCCTTGACCTTCTCGACACGGCAGACTTTCTTCATCTCGCCGCCGGCAAACGCCACCATCGGCACAAACGCAATAAGTGCAACGAGTTTTTTCATGACGATCTCCTATTCAATCTCAGGTTGAGGTGCTGGGGGAGGCGCTGCCTTGCCGCCGAAACCGGTGACGACAGGCGCGGCGGCGAGCTGCGGTTCGATGCGCTGCACCGGCGCATGTGTCGGTGACGGTGACTTAGGTGCTGGCGGCTGCGGATCGGTCCAGTCGCTGGCCTTGGATACGCCAGGCGGTGGGTCGATCAATTTGGCGACGCCATCTTTGCCTTTGATGGCAAGTAATGTTGCCAGAGCACCTAGTATGTATTTCGACATGTCGGAGAGCAGCATGAAGAACTGCTTATCTGCTGGCGCGATACCCACCATCGGCTGCGTCACGAAGACGACCGAATACATGGCCAAGCTAGACATCATTAACAGCACCAGACAGAAGGTGGCGCCAATGATTAGCTTGATAACGCTGTCGATTAGATCAGGTGTCCATTTCATTTTTGTTCCTCCGGCTTGAAGTCAGACGCGGGCACTAGCTGATCTGGGCAGGTGCCGGTCACAGCGCAAGTCGGGCGCTGGCATTCGGGCCTGTTCCAGTTTTTGTTGTCCTGGCACGGGTATCTGAATCTGTCTTCGCAGCCGACCAGCCAAACGATGCCTGCAATACTAAGCACCAAAAATATGAAGCGCGTGATCATAGTGTTTGATCCTGTCGTCTAGTCCAATGTAGCCACCGTTGATGCGTCGGGTCAGCTCCTTGATGTCGCCCGCGTCTGCCCACTTGTTCAGGTTGTTCGTCTCCCAGAACCAGCAGGCCGATTGCGCTGCTCCCTCGAACGTGCCCAAGTACTCCGGCACGTCGTTGATGTTCATCTCCAGGCTGTCAGCGAATGCCTGATAATTTGACCGACCAGTGAGCTGGATAAGGCCGCGGCCGCGAAAACGATAACCGTCCCCGCTAGACTCATCGCCGTTGCCCATGCGGTTAGCATAGATAAGATTTGCAATGGCCTCTTGTTTGTTAGGCCGCGCGCAATACTGATTAGCTGTAACATCGTCAGGAAAATATTTAGAAAACAGACGCCGCAGCGCCTGAGGTTTGTAGTTAAGGTTTTCGACGATGCTGGAAAAGCCACCCGACTCATGCGCACACTGGGCTAAGAACGCCGCCATGCGCTTCGGGGTATTGATGTCGTAATCGGGGAAGAGTTGCACAAGCGCCCGGTGCCAGTACTCGACGTACTTGTTCTGTGGAATGATCTGACGTAGTTGGGCTTCGGTAATCATTTGCCGTATAACCTTTCTTCCAGTATTTCACGCCGTAATTGTTTCATCTTCTTTACTTCTACCACCGCCGCCTGCGTTGCGGTATACATGTCGTAGTACATGAACGCCAACACGGGCATGACGATAAAGAAAGTCAGTAGCACTGCCATGACGGTGATTAATAGTGACCAAGGGACGTCTTCATCATCGCGCTTCTTGTCGTTAGCCACATTAGCCCCACTCCCCACAGCACTACGAAAACGACTGCCGAAATCCATGTTATTTTGGCCCTTAGTTCCGCTATTTTTCTTTTGCGTCGCCATCTCGCCATTTGAATCAGTTTAAGCTCTTCTGCGTGCGCCTGATCTTGCTCGGCCACGATGGTCTTCCACATCTCTTCGAACTTGCCCCAAAGTGAGCCCAATTCTGGTGGTGATCGGAACACCATCGTTTCGCGTATCTCAGCCAGCATGGCGTCTAACCGTGTCGTGATGATGATACGGCGCAGCGCCCGACGACCGATGCTCTCCTCACCCTTGTACACTTTCTTGCCTTCTACCTGCTCGGCTAACAGCGCCTTGCTCAACGCGTCATACGAGTCCATCAACGCGCCCAACTGGTTGCCAATCTCGGTGTACACGTCGTTCGGGTCGGCCTTGGCGATCTCTTGGACGCGCTGCACCTCGGCGTTGTACTTCTGCTTCTGCTCGACTGTCGGATTGCCGCCGGTTACCTTATCGAACTGCGCACGCAAATCCTTCAGTACATCTGACACCTCGCCGCTGGCGTTTTTGATGTCCTTGTAAAGTTGGCAGCCCTTCTTGACCGCGGCGACTGCGGCGTTTGCAGCGGCAAGAAGGGTTAGTGGATCAATTTACTCCTCCATCTCAGGCACCGGCGCCATCGCGCCTTCCGTCGCTACGCCGCGTACTGCGCCGCGCGCTGCACCTGTAGTCAGATCGTTGACGGCGTCCTGTACCCACTGAATGCCGTACTTCTTACCGATCTGCATTGCCTGGTTAATCTTGGCAGGGTCAAACTTCTGCACCTTGGGTGACACGGCCTCGAATACTTTGACAGCATCTGCTGGGTTCAACAACAGCGCCTTCAGTTTTTCTTCCGTCGCCTTAGACGCAGCGTTTGCCCAGTATTTACTAAACAGCGAGGTCACCGCGTACACCGGTCCAGACACTGGGTTGTAGATACGCGAGATGATCTGCTCGGGCGGTACACCGGTCAACTCTTCGATCGGTGTGCGTGGCACTGTCTCGCCACGGAACGATACCTGCGTCGGGTCTTTGGATAGGCGCTCGGCAGCCACGGCAAAGTCGGATACCTTTTGCGCATACGTCGGGCCAAACACGCGGTTGAACACTGCTGCACGGTTGCGATCGTTGAGCATTGCAACCGGGTCAGCGGCCTGCACAATGTCATCCAGCATGTAAGACCGCACAGCGTTCAAGATGTCCTTGTTTGCGCCGTACTGGTTCAACAGTTTGTTAGTAAAGCTGCGGTCGCTGTACATGCGCGACACCAGCTCTGCCGGGTTAGAGTAGCCTTTATCACGGATAAGCTGGTCACCAGCCACCCGGCGGAAGTCTGCTTCAAGCGCCGCTTTCTTGCCCAGCAAACGCTGGACGTCAGTCACGGTGCCGCGCAGCTCTTCCTCTAGCCCTGGAATGAGCGCCATTGCGCTGCGGTTCTTGGATAGCCACTTGTTGGCCGCCTTAGGATCGACCACGTCGTTCTTGAGCGCGGCGCGGGAGAAGCTGTCGTAGAACGCGTCGCGAGCAACACGCACGCCGTCTTCGCCGGTCGCACGGATGAAATCGTCCACGTTAGATTTGTTGCCGATGATAGCCGGCGCAATCTGTTCAACAAACTTCTTACGATCGACGTTTTTTAGCGTCTCGCTGTTAAACGGCAGGCCGACCTTTGTTAGGTAAGTTTGATCAGCGTTGCGGTACGCAGCGACGAAGTCTGGGTCAAGACTGTCAATGTGGCCAGATACGCGCGTCTTCAGTTCGCTCAACAAACGAATGTCCGCAGGATCGTTTGCCTTGCGCAATTGCTTGTTGATCTCGCGCTTCAACGAGTCCAAGTCCTCAACAGTGGCTTCGGCAAACTTGACGCCGGCTGGCGTGGCGGGCACACCTTCTGCGGTCAGGATCGGGCTGGCTTCGGTTTCCGCTGGACGGAAGCGCGAACGCACCTTGTTGTAGATGCTTGGGAATGTCTTAAAGATATCGGACGACTGCGTGCCGGCGACAAAGTTGTAGATGTCGTCCACCGACGAAGCAGGCAACGTCACGCCTTTCGTCTTGGCGACATTAAACGCCTCGGTGTAGAGCGGACGCACTTCAGCAATTGCTTTCTTCTCTTTGTCGGCTACCAACTTCTCAATCCGAGCGCCGAACGCATTAGGGTCAACCACCGGCGCGCTGTAGGCGTCAGCGATTTGCTGGTCTAGCGAACGCACCTGACGCTGAACGGACTTTTCAGTCGCGCCCGTGATTAACGCCAGCTCTTCCGGCTTCAATGACGACAGCTCGACTTTAGATGGGTCACCAAACAGACGGATTTGGTTAGCACGCAAATCAGTCTTGGCACGCGCAAACTGTTCGCCGTACTTGGCCTTGAAGACCGGATCACGCGACGACAGGTTCTCAATGAAACTAATGATGACCGGGTTGTCGGCCATCAACGCGCTGATCGGCATCTGCACACGCGGGCTGCCAGGCGCTTTCAAAGAAACGCCTTCTTGCGCCTTGACGGCATTTTGCAGTGTGGTTAGGAAGTTAGGGTCAGCCGCGCCAGCGGCGATAAAGATGTTGTTGATACGGCTATCAACATCGCGCAGCAGTTCGTTCTCTGGTTGCACGCCGCGCAACTTGTCGACAACTTCCTTCGCCTTATCGTACCCCTTACCGACCAATGGGCCGGTCTTTACGGCGGTACCCGCTGCGTAACCAGCACCCATACCGCCGAATAGCGAACCGACAACGCGGCCAGGCGTGCCGCCAACGGCTTCGCCAGCAGTGCCGCCGGTTTCAGCGCCGGTGCCAATAACGAATTGTTCGGATGGACGGGCCACGACTTGCGCGGCCGGCCCCATCCGACGTATACCTGCCAATGGTGGGAACAAGTAAGACGCCGGGTCAGTCACCGCTTCAATACCTGTGGCTACTACGCGCTCACCAAACGTCTGCGGTAGCGCGCCAGTCATCGGCATACCTAACGCCGAGAACAGTCGAGCAGAAGGTTCCGTCACTGCAGCCTGACCGCGTCTGAATGACTCGCCGGGCGTCGCCGCAGGCGCTTCAGGTGGCAGACCAGCAGCGCGCGCGCCTAACTCGAACGGGTTCAAGTTAAGTCGTGTCAGGTAGTCCGAAATCATCTGACTAACGCCCGCGGCTGCGGCTGCCGTGCCTGTCACACCGCGTTTGGCGGCCTCGGCACGGTAGTCGCCCGTAGTCACCGGGCCGGCCATGCCGGAAGCAATTTCTTCTATTTCATCGTCAGTCAGCGCCTGATCAGTGCGAATAGACTTACCGTCAATAGTATAGGTGTAGCCCATGTTAATCCTCGGTAACGGTGTACGTTTTACCGCTCTTTAATGTTCTGGTCGTGGTTTTACCGCCACCACCGCCACCGCCGCCCCCGCGCTGTTCAAACTCTGGGAAGTTGAAGATTAGATCAGTATCGTCTTGAGTATAGCCCGCACGCGTCGCTATTTTCTTCTGATTAGAAATCTCATCTTTAGCTTTCTTCGCCGCTACAGTGCGAATTGCTTTCAAAGTACTGAGTAGCTTCTGCTGTGTATCCTTAGTCGGCGTTGACGTAAAGAATGTAGACAGATAATCCGCCGTTCCACCAATTAATGACGGGTCTGCGCCAGCCGCCTTCAATTCTTTTTGACTCAGATCGCCCGCACCCGATATGGCGCGCGCAAACTGCGTCTGTGCAGCACGAAACGACGCAAAGTTACTGGTTTTGATTGAGTCCGATATATTGGTGATAGCTGAATCGGCGGCGGTAACAGTCTTACGGAAAGGGTCAATCGTATTGATGACCTTGTCACGGAACGCCGGGACGTCTTTTGCACCTTCTTTACTTTGCCCGGGCAAAATGTTTTCAATCTTTGTGGTGCCTTTGGTAGTGCGGCCTTGAATTTCACTGCGCAAAAAGTCATCCATCAACTTATTACGCACGGCAGCATTTTCTGGCGTATCAGGATAACGCGCGTTCATCACGCGTTCAAACTCGCCTAGTTTGGATTGAGTTTCGTTAGACGTTAATTTTCCTAGCTTATCTATGTAGGCTTTTTTGTATGCCTCAGACCCTTCTTCACCTGAGGCCAAAGCAAAGTCGCGGGCAATCTGCTGTTCACGCACTAGACCTTCGGCCTTTATTGGCAGCCCGGCAAGCGTAAATTCGGCTTGCTCAAGTTTTGCATCACGCTCTGGCGACGCAGGCGCTGCTTTCAGCGCCTTAATATCGCTTTGCAATCTAGCGCGGGCCTCTGCGATCTGAACTGCTTGCGGCACAGCGGCTGCACGTCCTTCACGCTGACGCTGCGCCACCAACGCCGCGTCGGCCTGCGCCTTGCGTGCGTAGTCGGCCAAAGCTAACGCGCCTTGTTGGTCACCAGCATTGGCCAGTTGACGGGCAGCGGTAAGGATTGAGTCAGGATTGCCCAGGTCAAGCCCACCCAGCACCGACTGGCGCGCGCTGATCATGCGCAACTGTGGGTCTTCCGCACCCAGCAGGCCGGCCAAACCGGTGCCGAACTGCTGACCTGCACGGATCGCGCTGAAGCGGACGTTTTGATACGGATCAAGCTGCGCGAGTTCCGCAGCCTGCTTCTGCATCATCAAATCCTGCTGCCGTCGATACATCTCAGGCGAGGTAAACAGACCTAAAATTTCGCTTGCCATGATGGCTCCTAATTCGTCACTGCGTTCTTAGTAATACCCGTAGCCCTGATTACGCGCATTAGGGTTAGGCGTAAAGTAGTTAGTAGGAAAATTGCCCGGCACATTTTCATTGAACGAAGAATACGAAGGGCTGCTAAACAAATTCCGCGCTCCGCTCGCAAGGGCTGAAGTCAAATCTTGATTAGTGCTAAGTCCTTGCAAGAACGATGCGGTCGGGTTCAACGCATTCGCTGCCTGCATAGTCCGCGCTGCTCCCATGCCACCCTCTAACAGCGCCTGCCCACCCTGTGGGTTGGCAATGCGGCCGCCTAGTGCTGACCCTAGTTCAAGTGGCTGTTGGCCAAGTGCCTCAATCTCGCCCGCCGCGCCGAGATAGCCTTGGAACGGCGCGAGTGAGCCGACCAGACCGCGCTGGTAGCCGCCCAGCAAATCAGCACCGGTGCCAAACAGCGTAGTGCCGAACGCCAACTGACGTTGCCCTTCTTCTTGCGCCTGTGCAGCTAACTTTGCGTCTTGTTGCGCGATCGCGTTGTAATACGCCTCCATTTCTGGGTTCGTCGCCGCAAGACCTGCACCACCACCTGGGCGCAAACCAGTCGCACCAACGGACAGGCCCGAACGGCCTGCTTGAAACTGTTCGTTGCGCAGTGCAGCCAACTGACGCTCGCGTTGCGGCGCCAAGATGTCGAGCTGCGAGGTCATGTAGCGTTGCGCCACTTGTTCAGGCGACTCGGCCAAATAACGCTGACCCAAATTGAATAGCCTGCCAGCAGCGTCGGTCATCGGGGCGTATAGCCCTGGCGCCCGACTTAAATAGTCAAGCCCGGCGCCGCCGGTCATCCCCATCAGTTGTTCTTGATACGCACGAAGTTCTGGCGTTAACTCATAAGACGCGCCGCTCACGCGCCCGTCTGGTCCCGTCGTAAATTGACTGCGGCCAAACCGTGTCGTAATGCCTATCGGCCGAAAGCGTGCTTCTTCCGCAGCAATCCGTGCAGCATCGCGTTGTGCGGCGGCGGAAGTAGCGGCGGCTCGTTCAGCAGACCTCGACTGCATCGAACTACCTAGAAGCCCTAACCCACCCCCTATAAATGCGGCAGCGATAGGCATGTCATTCTCCTTTAATCAACACGTTGTCCACGCTACTCGGGTCTTTTTCATCCGTTGCGTGGATACAGTACCAAACACAATCTTCAATCGCTTTCACGCCGTGCGTGACGCCCGCTTTGATTTCAATGCACGCCGGAGCGTTCACGATTTCAATCTCTTCACCTACTAGCACTGCTATTTTGCCTTTAGCCAGAATCGACAAGTGGCTAAAGTCATGCGTGTGCTTCAATATTGCATCGCCTGCGGCGACATAAATCTCTTTGGCATACAAACCATCAGAAAAATGATGGGTAATCACGCAGTCCGCTTCCACATGTACACAGTAATGTACGGCTGCAAGTTAGCGTTGGTACCGGATGAGCCAGTAGTGCTAATTGCAACTGAAATACCGGTAGTAGCCGAATTGATTGTGGCGTCCGCGTCTTTGAAACCCGGCGAAAAACCGTCAGGCGCACCTGTTACCGGAGAGTTCCAGCGATCAGCGTTATGCGTATGCGTATGGCCTGGGTCTGTTACTGTAGCCGTGTGCGTATGGCTTACAACAACCGCATCTTTGGAGCCGCCGGTTTCTTCTGCTGTATCAAACGAGCTGTCGCTAGCGTTAAAACCCACCATGACGCGCCCAGCGCCAAACGCCGTCCAAGTGCCGAACCCTAACAGCGTGCCGGGATTCGTGCTAACCGAAGAGTTTGTATAGATAGAACCGACTGGGTATAGGGCGCTTTTTATGGCATCCGCAACGTCTTGCACAAAAGCGGTGGTAGCTAACTTAGTGCTGTCATCCGTCGATGTTTGCGTGACGGCCGTTGTGCCCGTGGGCAGTGCAGGCGTGCCGGTAAACGTCGGTGAGGCAAGGTCGGCTTTTGTCGCAACGGCTGTAGCGATATTGTTGAACTCCGTGTCGATCTCGGTGCCCTTGACGATCTTGCCTGCGTTGCCAGACGCCAACGCGTCCTTGGCCGCAAAATCGGTAGATTTAACGTAGTTAGTCATGACACCCTTCCATTCTTAGCTTGTATTTCAATACGTTGAATCGACAGCGCCGCGCCATCAATATCCGCCTCATACCCGGTCTGCACGATCTTGCCGGAGCCCGTTGCCTGCGCGTACAACGTCTGCAAAGCAATACCATCGGCGTATTCAGCAACGGGCACACCATTAGCGCCGTATTCCGCAATGCCGTACTCCGCAACTGACTGCGTAGGAATCTGCACGTTCTGCGACAGGTAGTTCTCAGTAAAATCAAACCCCCACTTTATCGTGATGTACTGATTCGTCCCGCCAATCACGACAATCAACAGCCGCTTCAAGATAGAGGTGACACTTTGGTCACCTAAATCAGAGTGATTCGTGTAGTACTGCATACGGTACAGCGAACCGTTATCTGTATGTCCAGTGTACCGCCCAACATAGCCTGTCTTGCCGATCAACAAGTCACCATTACGTCGCGATAGCAACGCTGTTGGCTCAATGTCCGTCCAAGTGGTTACCCGCGCAGATCCATCCTGCAACGTCGTGCGCGTGTCGAATACATAGACCGACTTGTTAGTTGGCAACGTCAGCAGATAAAACGCGTCGACTTCCGAGTAAACGGCCTTGATGTTGGCCGCTGTTTCGCCTGCGACAATACCCATCAAGTCGTTTCGGACGTTTTTGCTGATGTCCCGAAATGGTGCCGACTTTTCTTGGATCGTGCGCATGATCGACCGCACGCCGCTGTTCGACAAGAACAAAACGTCGGTATTAGTGCCTTGCACCGAATCACGCGCAATGCAACCGATGCCAATTACCGTGTCGTACAGCGACATCGTCGACGGTGCAGTCGCACCTTGGTAGACCAGAATCTGGCGCTTACCGAAGATGAACAGGAAGCCATTATGGGCGGCCAGCGCCACAATCTCGTCTTGTCCGTTCGGCCAAACATTGTTTATGTTTAGCGTGCCAGATGTGCCGCCAGTGTAGATGTGGCCGGACAACAGGTCAGAAAACGTCAGCGTCTGTTTATCTGCCGCGGTGTTGGCAATCCACAGACGACCGTATGCTGAGATGCAAACATTGCCAGACGGCACCGTGCCCGCGTAGCCGGTCTTCTCACTGACACGGCGATACGTCGTCGTGCTGACCGTTGGGTCGTAAATCAGCGGGTCGTGCCCGGTCTGGAAAAAGTACGTGATGTTGTTAAGTGACGCGCACTGCCAATTGTTGGCCGTAATCGTCGGCGCCGTGCCGCCACCACCGTAGGTCAACTCGACGACTGCATTACTGCCGTCAAGCTTGAAAATCTTATTGTTGCCGGCAAACAGCACCGTGTACGTGCCGTCGGCCACCACCAGCTCATGGATGACGCCGATCGGATTCGAGCCAAGGTTGCCCGTGCTGGCGTTCAGGTTGTCCCAACCTTTGCGCGCACCAATCCGGCCGTACTGATCAATAACGCAATTGATGGCCGTCAACGCAAAGCCCGACGCTAGATCAAGCGGCGAATCTTGCGTATTCAGGCCAAAGAAACCAGGCGCTGAAATGCCATAGGTTTGGATAGCTTGCGTCATGTCGCGACGAACTCCTGCATCTCAGGAAAGCGTGTAGCTTCAAGAGCTATATAATCAGAAAGCATACTTCTGTACAGTGCGTATGCCTCTGAAGAATTTAGGCCGCCATCTTCGCCCCGTTCGACCAACGCTCTGGCGTAAGCGTTCTGCGCCACCAGTACATCCGGCACCAACACCGACGTGCTGTCCGACGACAACACTGCCTGCGGAACCGTTAAGAAAAACTTAATGGTGTACACGCCGTCGGGTCGGCCCCATAGCTGCACTTTAGCGTCGCCGCTGCCGTCGACACCTTCAAAGCAATATTCGGTAGGCACGGCATTCACAAACGGCTGAAGGTTCTGCTTGCGCCGCATGTCGCCGACCGTAATGTTGCGCATGACGACGTTGGAGGTTGTGTTCAACGGATCGCTACTGACGCGAAACTTCTGACCGGCGCCGGTCAGCGAATACTCGTAAACACTTGCGGAAGTGGTAACAGTGACTTCAGTACCCAGCGCGTTCCAGTCGTAGGCATCCTCGATCTGGCGCTTGGAGTCATTGACAAACTTGCCGATGAGCTGAGAGTAGTTGGTCAGGTTGACCGTGGTGACGGTCTGCTCCCGCAGCCGAAGTAGCACATCGTTGACGAGTTCTAAGTAGGTCATTTGCTTTTCGCCTTATTCCTTGCGGAAATAGCTTTAGCTTTTGCCTTTGCGTCCGCCTTGGATGATGCGCCCCATGCATTCAAAGATAACAACAGCCTTGTCGGCTTGCCATCTTTACGCTCGGGGCCGGGCATGTTGCCCATCCTGGCGAGAAAAGAAGCTCGTCTCGGGTTATCGCCGGATTTCACCGGCGCTTTCAGGGTCCCCCCTGTTTCTGCATTATAAGACGCCCGGCCCGTGGCATTCAAGCCGCCCTTTGAATTCTGACCGGCTTTACGTTGCCACGCGGGTGTCTTCATTTTTTCCTCGGTTTAGCCGTTTTAGCTGAGTCCTTAAACGCCTGCGCAGTCGGCGCGCCTTTAGTTCCAGGCTTTCTCATCTTCTCACCAGAGCCCGCCGCGATACGTTTGCGCTTGGCGTTGATATTGGCGTACAGGCCGGGCTTCATTTCTTGGCCTTTTTCTTAGCCATGCCCGCCATGCTTAGGCCGATCGCAACCGCTTGCTTCTGCGGGTAGCCTTCCTTGCGCAACTTGCTGATCTTGGCCGAAGCAGCTTCCTGCTTGCCTTTTTTCGTGTAGGGGTATTTCTTTCCATCGACCATTGGCATGATGTCACCCTTTAAAAAATAAACGATCTGCAACAAAAGTCATAACGCCGCCCACGGCAGACGCGATTGACATGCCAACCCAAAAACCACCCTTGGATTTGTTGGCCATCTCCAGCAACTGCTTAATGTCGCTCCGCATGGCGTGGACCTCGGTTTGCAGCGCCTCCACTTGCGCCTCCAGCTTGCCGAACTCTCTTGGGTCAATTTCTGACATGTTCTTTCCTTGGACGGCCGGGACGGCGCGCGTATTCGGGCGGCGTCATGGCGATCTGTCTGGTTTCATCCTCCACGGGAGCGTCTTCATCAACACGGACGTATCCAGCGTGGCCTTTCATGCTGTCTATATCGTGCTGGAGCGTAAACGTAACAGTTTGCCCGCTTTGCAAACAGCGGAATGTCGCGGCCATGTTGCCTCCAGAGGTGAGTTCGGGGGCCGAAGCCCCCGGGTATTACGCCAACGAACGAACGACGACCAGACGAAGCGTAGCGGAAGCCAAATCGACTGTACCGCCAGTTTCATTCTGGAAACGGATGCTGACCGTATCGGCTGCGCTGACATACGCAGTCACGATCAGACCCGCCACGTCCACGGCCAGCGACGCGCTCAACACCATGTCGCCCAAGGCAACGCCTGGGACAGCTACGGTATCGGTGTCGCCTGCGCCGTCAGACAAACTGTCGGCGTTTAACGTCGCGCGGACAAGCCAAGTGTTAGTGTAAAGACCGCGAAACTGGTCATTGCCAGCACGGACGGTCACGGAAGTAGCGTTTGCCATGATGTTCTCCTAATTAGGTTAAAGACCCCCGGCTTTCACCGGGGGCGTTCAATTAGGCTGGAACAGCCAGAGCGAATGCCGAGGACGAGAGAGCTGCGCCAGTGGTAGCCGCAGTACGGATAGCTTTGACGCCATACAGGGTGTCAGCGGTAAACAGGGTACCGAGGTATTCCTGCTTGTACTGAGTCTGCGAACGGATCGCCATTTGCTCAACCAACACCATCGAATCGCGGTGACCCATCAGGCAGATACGGTCAGTGCCCGAGCCACCAGCACCGAAGTCGGCGTTGGAGGTGACGAACACTGGGATGCCATACAGGTTGCCGATCTCACCGTTGCGGATGGCGCTGCCGTCACCGACAAATGCCTGTTCGGTGTAGCGAGCCAGACCCATCAAGGTGTTACGCGACGATGGTGGGATGATGAAGAAACGACCGTCCATTGGGGTGTCGTTGTCATCCAGACGCTGGATCGTGCGACGGATAGCAGCATCGGTCAGGGCAGCAGCGTTTGTGCTGGTGCTGTTGTACGCGGTGGTGCCGTCTGAACCAATGTAAGCTTTGGTTGTGGTGTTGCTGGTTGCATAGTCGTCAGTACCAACGGTTGCACCGTTGAAAGCACGGCCGAGGCGAACCAGATCGGTGTCGACCTGACGAGCCAGCGCGTAACCAGCGTCGGCAGTGTAGAACTGACGCAGCGAGTTCAGGGCTTGCGCTTCGACGATGTCTTCGATTAGGCGGCTGTACTCATAGTGCTTGTTGATCGATACCTGAACTTCGGACTCGGTTGCAGCGATCAGGGTCACTGCGTCGGTCGATACTTTAGCCGATGCAGAGCCACGGGTCGGGGATGGAATATGGACGGTGTCACCCTTCTTGCCACGGAAGTTCATCTTCATGACCAGGTTGGCCAGAACGAGGTTCTTCTTATAGGCGGCAACAATTTCATCACTCCAAATCTCTGGGATGAATGTTGCTGCTGTTGTTGGGGTAACGCTATTTGCTGGGGAAAAAGCTGTGTTAGCCATGTCTAGCTCCTAAAAAGTCAAAAGTTTATTTGACCCGCCCCTCTTGATACGCCGCCATAATCTCTTCAGACAGTGCGTCATACCGGGCTGGGTCGGTCATTTTCAGCCGAATAAGGTCAGCACGTCGGTAAACCCGCTTTGAACTCTCCCCTGTACCCCCACTATCCACTTGCGCGGCTTTCATGGTCTGCTGGCGCGCGGCAGTTGCCTGCTGCTTGACCTGCTCACCACGAATATTGCGCAGTTCTTTGTAGGTACTAAACAATTCATTCGCCGAATCGAAATCTGCCTTGGCGTCGGCTTTGGCAAACAGCTCAATGCGTACGGGCGATCCTTTCACCCAGTTCACAAAGTCCTCACTATTGATCAACTGCTCATAGTCAGGGTGCGCTTGCGTCAGCTTTTGCTTCGTTTGCAACAGTTTGAACTGGGCGCTTGCTTCGCGAGCGGCCAGAACATCCGGATGCGTCTCGATCGTCTTGTGAATTGCCGTTTTAGGGTCTTCAAAGAAGTCTACTTCCGGCTCTTCTTTTTCAACAGTCGTTTGCCGTGCCCCAAGGTTTTGCTTGATCAGCTCGTCGGCCAGTTTCCGCACTTCCCCGACTTCCTGCGCCTGTCTTCCGATCACCTTTTCGGCCTCTTGGTGCATCTTTACGATGTCCTCAAGCGACTTATTTCGGTATCGATCCGGTAATTCCGGCTTAGACTCCGCTACTGCGTCGGGTAGTTTCGCTTCCTCTGCCTCTAACTCGCTAGGCATCTCGGGTTCATTGTCAATCAACATGTCGTGGTTCCTTTTCCTGCCATCTTTTGGTTCCCAGGATTAAACATGAACGGGGCAAAAATGCTTATCCGTTCGCTTTGCGCTCCGATTCTAACTTTTCACGATGTTTCTGGTCAAATCGATGATACGCCGTCGGAAAATGACCAGACCACCCTTCAAGGTTGAAGTGCGGAGCAGAAATCGTGCGGCGGGCTGACTTGCCACACTTGCAACTAACTACTTGCTGCTCAAAAGTTGCCAATCTTTCAATTAATTCGCCGCTTTCGCAGAGAAATTCATACATCCTGCGCATTTAAGTCCTCGTAAGCTTGTTCGCTGACCGATTTAAGGTTTCTCAGCCAAGTCAGGATAGACAATTCGCCTTTCTTAAATTGTAATTCTTTCTCGCCGTCAATGGTAGAAATATCCTGCAACGTCGATATGATCTTGTCAATGTCCTCCAACAGGTCTTTCCAACCAGGTGTCGCCATCATGGAGAACCGGTCTTCGTAGTATTTTTGCAACTCAGGCGTCACGCTTCCTCCGCTTTCGGCACTTGCGCCTCGGCTTGCTCTTTAATCTTCACCACTAAAGGCCATGCTCCAGAAGATGTTGGGAGTTGTCCAAGCGTCTGCAATATCCCATTCACTTCTTCTACGCTGAGCTTTAATGTGATCTCCATTATTTGGCCTCCAATGCAGCGACTTTCGCCTGTAGTGTTTCAATCATTTGCTGTTGTTCTTGCAAAGCCGCTGTTAAAGTTGCAATGATTGACGCTGATCCGGTGTCAACCATTTGATACTCTGGGTCACCATTAGAATCAGCCTTGTCTTTCTCGCCAACTACGCTGTCGGGAAAAACTTCTTGCAATTCGTGAGCAATAAAACCAACAAACTCAGAGCCATCTACTTTCCAAGAGCCGACCGTTGGCTTGAGTAACGCCACCTTTGCGAGCGCGCCCGTCAGCGGAGATAGGTTTTCTTTAAGCCGATAGTCCGATGCAGAACCATACGTCATGGTCGTTGTGCCGTTTGACGTAATCGCACCAGCAGTCGTGCCGTTGTTACGAAACTGGATAAATGTGTTTCCGTTCTGACCGTTTGAGTCGTTGATTACGCAGCCAGCACCCGTATTTGAACTAAAAGTAACGCCGAACTTTTCAGAGTTAAAAAGGCTAGTTCTGTTCACCAGCAGATTACCGCTGGAGTCGATACGGGCGCGTTCGGTGTTGTTGGTGCCAAACTGAAGTTCTTTATTTTCTTTGGTCTTGATCTCTGCCGCGCCGTTAAAAGACCCGATAAACAGACCGTCACCAGAAGTTGTGCCTGTGCTGCTATCGCAGATTTGGATGTAGCTGCCGGATGTAGAGGCAGCAATCGTCACCCTTTCGTTTGGCGAACTCGTCCCAATCCCCACGTTCCCCGCACTATCAATCCTCATGCTCTCAACACCGCCCTCTGAGAAAGCAATCGTGTCAGCAGCAGGGGAAAAAATACCCGTGTTGGTATCGCCTGAGAACGTAATTGACGGGGCAGCAGCACTACCGCCTTGAATCGTCATAGGACTCGTTACAAACGATGCAGCACCCGCCGATGTCAGCGTAATAGCGTCTACACCGCCTACTTGGATAGCTGCACTTCCGTCTACATTTGCTTTGATCCCGGCAGTCAATTGGATTCTCCTTCATCTGCTGGCAATGGTTGACCGCCTTCTTCAAGCCACTTTAGATAGGCTTGGTAGTCGGTGTTGGCTGGATCAAAGGGGATGCAAGCACCGTCAGCTGTGCGAATAACGCTTGATGCGATAGGTTCGTTGTACGACGCTAAAACAAGTTTAAACATTTACAGCTCCGAAGACAGTTGAATTTTTCCGCCACTAGTGGTTAACCCGTAAACTCTACCTTGAGTTAATCCTGAAAGATTACCTAAACGTAGTCGGCAAGATGATGTTGACCCTTGAGTCACTGACGTAATGCTCGCCGAGGACTGAGTAAAGTTGGCAGAAAAGTTATCGTCGATATTTAGCGCTGCTGTCGGGGCTGCTGTCGGTGTCGCCCGCATATCAACAATATACCGAGTAAGAAGATAACAAGCAGTAGTAACTTCAGCTGGCCCTTGAACTCCAGATTCAACCAATTGGAAATACCGCTGGCACATAATCAACTCACGCCCATAATCTCTGCGCTCGAACGGTGTTGCTACTGAGCCAGCTTCTAGTTGTACGCCGGTGATGTAGAAGGTTGCGCCGTTGGTTCCGACCACAGATACTGAGCCTGTCGCTGCAACAAGGTTAGAGCCAGACCATGAGCCTGCCGTACCACTCAAGGTGGAGCCAGTGCCAACAGAAAACCAAACTCTAATACCGATACCGTTTGTAGTTAACCAAGTTCCAGATGTGTCACCAACAATAGTTACTGTTTTCTGCTCCCAAGTGTTTGCAGAATTAATTGTGTAGGAAAACACATAACTTCTATTACCTGCACTATTACGCAGCGATCCAGAAAAAGTGCCTGTTAGGCTTGAGCGTACCCAGAATGATAAAGTTACAGTTGCTGCGCTTGCTGTCCCCCATGCAAGGTCGGCAGTATTCAAACCTTCAATATTTTGCGTAACCCCAAAATAGTCGCTAGAAGTAACGGAATAAGCGGATGTTGATGTCACCCCCAGATAGTTCGTAAAGCCTGCTGGCGGCGTAACAGCACCAGCGTTTTGCTGCATTGTTAACTTTGATGCAGCAGTAACCCCAGCCGCAAATCTATCAACAGTAAACTGCCCGTCAGTAGGAGTAACACTCGCCCCAGCATTACGCTGATCGATCCTCATGTCCCCGTTAATGATGCGGTTACGGAAACCCAAGCTATTGACCGCTGAGATGTTGTTGTTGTTGACCGTCAACGAACCCGCAGATACCGCCCCAGAAGTCGTTAATGAACTAACCGTCGTACCCGCAGCAAACGTCACAGCCTGATTCGTACCTACCGTGATCGCAGTCGTACCAGCCCCTGTACCCGTTCTGATCTCTAAGATACCTGTGGCATCCGACGTTATCTGTGCGCCTGATGCTACGTTACCCGCTTTAAGTATCGTTGCCATTTATTATCCTTTACACCACAGTCCAGAACGAGCCGTCAGAAACCGTCACCGTTACACCGTCCGCTACCGTAATCGTTCCAGCAGACATCCCGTTATCACCCGACGCAATCGTATAGCTCGTCGCTATTGTTGCCTTATTAACAAAGATACCGTTATCTGCCCTCGGTACACTCGCTGATAGTTGGCCAAGCGACGGGTTGTACGTCAGCTTAGTGCTGGATACCGTAGCAGTTGAGAACGTGCCGCTGGTTGCTGTTGCAAACGTCGGGTAGTACGATGCATTCGTACTCGTATCGTTGGCCACCGTCGTGCTAACCGGCGCTGCTGCCCACTTGATGCCAGAAGCTTCTGCCGAATCGGCGGTCAACAAGTAGCCGTTCGTGCCAACGGCCAGACGGATATTGTCTGATCCATTCGATACGATCAGATCACCCTTCGTAGTCGTCGGTGCTAATGCATCAAACGCTGCGGTTTGACTGGTCTGACCCGTACCACCATTAGCAATCGCAACGGTGCCGGTGACGTTCGCTGCATTACCCGTAGTGTCCGCATTGATCGTTGCTGGCAAGCTCAAGGTCACACTGCCCGTGCTGGCCGACACGTCAATCTCGTTAGTTGTGCCCGTCAGACTGGTAACACCCGTATTCGTGATCGTGATGTCGTTGGTGCCGCTAACAGAAATGCCTGTGCCTGCTTGCGCTGTACGCACACCCGCATTCGTGACCGTAATCGACCCAGCACCTTCAGTGATCGTGATGCCATCACCATCTGTCAGTGTGTTTTTCGTCCACAACCCAGTGCTGGCGTTATAGATCAACAACTGACCATTTGATGGGCTTTGTGCCGAGACGTTGTGCAGCTCTTCTAGCTCATAGCCATTCTGCACGCGCACGTACAGACGACCGTTACCCATGTTTGCGCGCTCAACCACACCGATATAGACCAAATGGTTCGGTGCATACGGCTTCACATTCGTCAGTGTGCCGGCGGTGGCGCCCAGGTACAGCGTGTCGCCTGCGGTATAAGCACTAAGATCCAACCCATCCTGCACACCTTGGCACAAAATCATGCCGGCCTGACCGGCTGCAATGTTCTCCGCGCAAACGCCCAGCGTCTTGGCCGATGTCGCATCGCCCGTGTTGTACGCGAGCTTCACCGACACCCGATCACCTTGCGCAGCGAACATATAGACCGGCTGACCCTTGTTGATCGTCACCGCTTCGTCGTTCGTCGCGTAGGCGTACAAGGTCTGGCCAACATCCGCCGCAATATTGGCGTTCAAGCCGACCGTCAAAGTCTGCTGTGTGCTATCCCAGTACAGTCGACCGGCTGCGTTTGTGACTGTCGCGCCCGTATCAAACTGAATGAAGTCCGGTGACGAAATACCACCGGTGATCCCCGTCATCGACGTGATGTTGTCGTTGGCCCCAGCAATCGCCCAGCTCTGGTCGATCTTTTGCCACACCGTGCCGTTAAACAGCAGCCAATCGCCCGCCTTCCAGTCGGTAATGCCGTCCAGGTTGGTCGAGCCATCGACCGACACCACATAGTAGTAACCGTTCGTGCCTACACCAGAAGCCAAAGAAGGCGTGTTTGTCGATGCGTTCCAAGTACCTTGGTAATCCAAACCGCCAGCGACATCCGCCCACGACAACGCCGAGCCGTTGGTGGTCAGAAACTTGCCTGCGTTGCCGGTCTGGCTGGGGATCAGATTGTTGATCTGCGTCTGGAGCGAGGCCAATGCATCAAGCACTGCCTGCGACGTGCCGCCACCGTTGGTGATGACCTTAATGCGCTCGGCCAAATCCGGTGCGACCACCTCGCCGACGTTGATCTCACGGCCATTGGAGAGCGTGATGACCAACGATCCGTCGAAATCAATCTTCGCATCGATGACCGACACACCATCTTCACCATCAACGCCATTGATACCGTCTCGACCGGCCGGCCCCATTGGGCCTGTCACCCCATCGCGGCCTGGGCGACCATCTTTGCCGTCTTTACCGTCGCGGCCGTCGCTACCATCGCGGCCATCTTGGATGGAATTAACGCGTGTCTCGATCTTATTGCCCAGATCGTCGTATCTGGCGCGGATATCCGCCTCGATCTTCTTCAACGCATCGACAACCAGCCCGACGTTCTGGCTTATGCGCTCTTTTTTGAGCTGTTTAGCCTTCTCGTTTGCTGCACGAACCGACGACAGGATGGTTTCTTGCTGGTCATCCGTCATGTCCTGAAGGATCAGGTATGTTTTTAGGCTTTCAACGTCCACCGCCAAGCTCCTTAGTCAGTTCGTCGAGGAAATCCTCTTCCATACCGCTGATCTTGTTGCGCTTTTCCGCCATCTGAAGCTCAACGATCTTCGACTTGTTCTTGATGTCGGCTTCTTTCAGCATCAATTCAGCGATCTTGACCCGCTTGTCGAACTCTTTGGACGCCAGCTCATCATTGTTCGGCAAATTCTGCGTATTGGCCGCCATGATCTTCGCTTCTGTCTCGACAGGCTTCAATCGTGCCTCGATCAGCGTCTTCGTGGCCTCTGCACGGTTCTGCTCGGCCTGCGTCTGATTGACCGCGATCTGCGCTTGCGCTGCTTCCATCGCCAACTGCTGCTGCATTTGCGCCATCGCCTGCTGTTCTGGGTTCGGCTGCGCCATCTGTGTCAGCGACTCCATCAGCTCCATGCGGTTCGACAGTGAGCTGTTGGCAACGATCCCCTTCAGAATCAATGGCAGCACCGGTGTGTCTGGCCCCAAGGTTTGCAACAGCGCGATGAACTGCGCCTGCTCGTACTCACGTGCAATGATGCCCAGTGTCGCAGTCGGGATGAAGTTCATATCCACCGACGGATACCGCTCGGGGTCGAACTGCATGTACCTAAACGCCGACTTCTTGATGAACGGCATCAAGAAGTCTTCTTGGAAGTTCACCAGCGTGCGTTTGTACTTCTTAATGATCGAGGCAACTGCCATCGACATGCCGGCGTTGCCGCCGTCACGCGAGACTTGACTGACCATACCCTGTGAGTCCAGTGTGCCGGTTGCCTGCAACAGCATCGTCTCAAACCGCTGGGCGGTGGCCAAGTTGTCGTTCGACGTCTGGCCAAACTTGAACGGGAACAGAATCTCGTTCGGGTTGCCGTTCGTCAGGATCGCCTTGCCCGGACGCACTTCAAACTTCGCCCCACGCGGCAGACGCGTCGCATCCATCGCCATCATCGGGGCCGATGTCAGCGCCAGTCCATCCAGATGCGAGCGCACTTCTGCGTCAATCGCCTTCTGCATGTTGTACGCCTTCTCAACCGTCCCCCGCCCTAGTAGACGATTCGGCACCGTATCGTCCTGGTACGACAGCACCGGACGATCCTTCATCATGTACGGATTCTCTTCAGCCTTCAAGAGCATCCCGTCGTTGGCGATCACAACGATCGCCTCGACCATGTCGCTGTAGTCCTCGGCCGCTGAATCTTCCGGGAACAGATCGACCATCTCCTCGTCGCTTTCGTTCAACTTGGCGATGTACTCTTTAGGCACCAAACCGTAGTAGGTCAGAAGCTTGACCTTCTCGTCCTCATACTGACTGACCTCTTGCGTGGGCTCGAGATCAGTATCTTCATACGTCGGGGTGATGTTGACCTTCCGGTAGATGCCGCGCTCGATGTTGCGCACCACCTTGTGGATCGACACGTACTTCTCAATCGCCACACCCATGCAGTCGTCGACCGACGTGCCGTTTGGATCAAATAAGAAGTTCTTAGGGTTTACCGGCACCAACTTCACCGACACCCGCGGCTTCTCGATCACGCCAATCGCCGCCTGCCCCACCTGCCCCGGAATCGGTTGCGTGGCCGGCATGTATTCCTTCTCCATGCTGACGACGATCTCACCAATACCGGTGCCATAGATTTCAGCTAACAACTCGATGTGATCGATAGATTTTCTGATCTTGTCCTTCTTGAAGTCTTCCATCAACTGGCGCTTTAGCATCTCCACGTCCAGTGGGCTGCCGTCGATGTCCTTCAAGTCGTCTTCGATGTCGAAGTACTCGCCCGAGCCAAAAATCGCCTCCATGATCTCGGCGTGGCGCGTCTCTACCGCCTGCTGCGTCATCGGCGTGACCAGGCGGGAGCGTTCAGATTCGCGGGTCTTGTCTTCGACTGCCCACTCACCACGGAAGATACGTTCGTACTCTTCCCAGTTCGGCAGGAAATTGACATCTCGGTAGGTACGCCACCGATCACAATGATCAGTCACGAAAGAAACTAACTCTTTATCGGCCTCGTCTGGCTGATCAAAGTCGTTTTGGTCCATTTCATACCCCTAAATATTTGTTCATGTTCCCGTGTCGCTTGGCCAAATTCCATATGGCTGGGACTACTTGAAGATTATGTGCGTTATGCAGGCCGCACGCCTTCTTGTGGTTCAGGGGGACGATATGGTCAACGTGCCAATCAAAATTAGTCGCTAGTCTACGCGCGTCACGGAGGCGGTAGGCTTCTTCGATAACAAAAATATCGAGTTCAGATAACCGAAAAGATTCTATTTTGGCGCGGCGGCGTTGCGCATACGCATTAACGGTGATTGTTCTGCCTTTAGCGTTTGCGCGGAGTTTTTCGAAGTACTCTTGTCGTGTCATGGCGCCGCGACGCGCGCGCAATCTATCGGTTTCGGCTTTTCGCATGCCCGGATTTGCGGCTCTGTACGCTTTCTTTTTAGCGTAGTCGCAAACTTTGCAGACGTTTAGGTGGCCGTCGGCCATCGCTTTATTCTTGTGAAACTGCGCCAAGACTTTTGCTTGGCTGCATACATAGCAGATTTTGCTTGGTTCATTAAGCAAACCGTCATCGCCGCAGCTAAGAATGTCAGTGGCCATATTACACACCCGCAATAACGTCTATGGGCTCCCAATCATCATCCGCGTCGTCCGCAAAGTAAGAGGTTACGGCCAACTGGTCTATGTAGGACAATGCATCGGGCAGGTCATCATGCACGCCCTGCGCAGGAAACAACAGCAGTTGGTCGAGGAATGTTTCCCAATCGCCGTCTTCGTTTAGCACGATGCGTCCATGCTCGAAGCGGCCTTGGAGTCCCCAGATTATCCGGTCGGCCTTTTTTCGGTTGCCGTGCGTCAGGTCAACTATGTGCGAATATACATTATTCTTACGCATTAAGTCACTCAAATACGGCAAAACCGCGTTCTTTAGCGCCCCCCGCTCGATCCCCACCGACATCGGCCGGTAGTCGCGCATGGCCATCAGAATCTTCGCCGCCGTCTCCCGGATGTCCCACCGCCCGTGCCAGATGTCCTTCACCCACCACGTGCCGTCCTCGGTCACTTTCACAATCGCAATCGCCGACTCGTCCAGGCGCTTCTTGGAATTCGCCGCCTGCTTGGCCACCTCTTCAAACCCCGCCAGATCGACCGCCACGTAGTAACTGCCGTACTGCGGCTCGTCGCTGTACTTGATCCAGTCTTCCTTGAACACGTCCGACCCGGCGTTATCAAAGCTCGCCATGTATTCTTGCTTAAATGCAAACGTCGACAACGTCTTCTTCGCCGACTCGATCTCAGTCGGGTCAATCAGCGGGTTGTCCTTGGTGGTGAAGTGCCAGCTCTTCCAGTCGCTGTCGTCTTGCGTCTGCCCCAACTTGTACAAGTCGTGGAACCAATTCCTGCCTTTGGGCGTGCCGATGAACAGCCCCCGCCCCTTCTTGTCACTTAAGCTCGCCCGGATGACCTGCTCCCACGCCTCGGGCTTAATGTCGGCCACCTCGTCCAGTACGGCGTAGGTCAAGCTAACCCCCCGCAGCGTGTCCGGCCGGTCGGCGCCCCTGACATAGATCGTCGCCCCGTTGATTAGCGTGATGTCCTGGTTGTTGATGTGACTGCCGGCGATCACGTCTCGCCCTAAGTCCAGCAACACGTTCCAGATAATCTGCCGCGCCTGCCCGTTGGTGGGCGCCACATACAGCACAGCCGAGCCGGGCGGGCAACGCAAGCCTTCAATTAGCAAGGTGGTTGCCGCCAGTCTGGACTTACCACACCGGCGCCCGGCCGCGACGACCTTAAAGCGCGTCGGGTCGGAGAAGACCGTCTGCTGCCACGGGAGGAGCTGAAAGTTAAGGTCAGCCATCAGTCCGGTGCCCCGAACGGGTCTTTGTACATGAACGCCGGCTCGAGCGGCATTGTCGGCGCCTGTTGCGCGCGCAGCATCTGCATGTCCCGATCCATCACCTGATGCAGCCAAGCATCTCGGGCGTTCAACGCGTCGCTCGTCGGGTAGATCGGCCACTTACCGGCGTTGATGTCCTTCTTCCACGTCTTCCACAACTCGTTTTCGTCCTCGACGACGCGGCCGCCCACGAACCCCGGCACCGACACGAACTGCCCTTTGTACTTACCCGACGGTATCTGAATGCCGGTAGCGTAGATGGTGATCGGGTTGCCCTCGGCGTCGCGGCCGGGACTGGCCATATTCGCGCGGTGGTACATGACCTTGTTCAGCTCGGCCGGCGTTAGCCCCAAGCTGTCCAAATAACTATCCATTAATGTCTCCTTGGGGCTGGAGCGTCTCCATCTCGAGCGTCAGTGGCTCAATTGCGCTGGGTGCGCCGATCTGAAGTGGCGTGCCGTCCATGCCTGTAATGTTGATGGTGACTGCGCTGCGCTGGCCGTTGGTCTTTTCAAACATACTGACCGGCAGCGTGCGGTCGACGCACATCTTTAGCGCCGCCATTTGGCCTGGGTGGCCGTCCTCTAACGCAATGTCGATGATCTTTTGGACTACCGCCTTGCCGCGCCCCTCGATCATCATCCGGCGCAACTCTTTGATCTTCTGACTCTCAGTCATCGGCAGTTTGCGCGGTGCTTTGTATTCCGTTGCCATCGCTTTTTCTCCAGTTGGAAAGCTGTCCGCGATTCTACCGCCAACTTTAGCTGTATGGCGTATTTGCCAGTTTGCTTTTTTTTTGTGGGTTGGAGGCACCCGCAAATTTTAATCTGACCGACCACCCCACCCCCCCATCAATGTTGCCGAAAAAGCAAGCGGTCGATAGCCAATGGCTACCGGCCGGCGGCCGAGCGCGTTTTACATAATGCTCGTTACGCGCCAATGATGCGCAGCCATTGGCGCAGACTATTGGGGATAGGGCCAGGCTATTGATTGCCCAGGGTTGATAGCTTTTTGCTGATGGGTGAATGCGTGCGGGACCATTTCGCAGACACCTAACAACCGAGCGCCGAAAATCGTTATGTCCCTAATTTACGTATATTCGAAAGCAATATTGCTAACTTGTCATCATCTTTGACGCCGGAATTGTAAAGCAATTGATAGCAATTTAGCACTACATTAATTCCCTCAGTAATATTTCCGGCGCCCGCGGCCGCTAAAATATTTAGTTGCTCTTGCGTCAATTTTCTGTCGAATCTTTTGGGCGTCAATGTAGGCGGTTTTGGCATAGGATCATTATATAAATTTCTTAGATGTGGGTCATGTGGGCAATGTGGGTCATGCATTTTAAGTCGGCGCCGCTCCAAGTGTTAAATCTCAGCGCGGCCATTATTTCACATTTATGTGTAATTTCCGATAACTTGAAAAAAGAATGACCCACAACCCTATAAAATGCCCCAAAACCGAGGCGTATCAACGCTTTTCCGTGGGTTGCGCCATGACCCACAAAAAACCCACAAAACCCCAAAACCGAGGCGTATCAATGCTTTTCCGTGGGTCATCCCACAACCCACAAAACGCGTTTTAAACCCCTGAAACCGCTATAACCCTTACACTTTGCAAGGTTATTCACTCGGCATGTAAAATAATGTTTGACATATGCTCCAAGTGTGATATTTTACGCATGCAGCACAATCATTTACACAAAACAAACGAGGGGTTATCAAATGACACACTTAGCCGATCGAATTTATGCGGTAAGTAAAACAAGTAAAGCTGGCGCTGATTTATGGGAACTATTCAATATTCTCGCCGATGACGTCGACGGCGACGAATTGCTCGGCCGCTTTGATTCATACGTCGACAACCTAGATTCAGAAGCGCAAGCTTTATATCGCGAATTGAAAGGGGCTTGATCATGAAACAAACTATTTTCGAAATGTTATTAGGCCTTATCGCTTTTCTGTACCTATGGGCGTTTCTTTTCGTTTTGATGTC